GAGAAATTCACGCATTTCGTCGTTCTCATAGTTGTAATCAATCACATCAACAATCTCTTCACTTGCCTTTTCCAAGACATCGTAAACGACATCCATATTCGGATGTTCCTTCTGAAGCTCATAATATGCCGTTGTGAGTGCGTCAACCGCAAAGTTTCTTGTCTCACGCATGGTTTTCTTCGACATGGTGGTATCATCACCGACAACCTTGTGAAGGAGATCGCCGACTTTATTCTTCACCGATTTTGCGTTCAGAACCTGTCCATGTGTGAGTTTTTTATCTGCCTTAAGCGGTTCAATGACGGAATCGATTGCTTCACGGATTTCTGCTCTCGTGTCGATGTTATCCTGTTTAATCATAGGGTTGAAGCGAGGGAACGACTGTTTCTTGAAATCCTTATGGTCTTTCGTCTCTTCATTCCAATTGATAAGTTCGTTTACAAGTTCGCTGTCTTCACTGTTCTCAATGTTCGTGAAGCCTTTAATGTAATCGTCGTACTCATCATCGTAACCGAAATCTTCGGACTCCGTTTCTAACCCAGCACGTCGTCTGTACTCAATTAACTGTGCTACACGCTCTTGTTTTTCAAAAAGCTTGTCGTACTCGTCCTCCGTACCTTTTAAGCTGTCAAGCTTCTCCTGGTCGGCAATCGTCCGTCTTTCATCACCGTATTTCTTAAGCTGCTGTTCATACTCTTCCGGCGTTAAGCGTCGGATATAGTCATAATCAACATCCGGTTCAACGTCCATAGAATCATTCACGGAATAAGCCTTTCCTTCACGCTGTACCATCTTTCCGAGACCCATAGCGAGCTTTTTGTTGTGGAGTGCTGTTGCCAAAAACTCTTCGGCATCCTTAAGAAGATTGTACTGAGAGAACAGAGCCTCCTTGTATCTGCTGTCGAACTGATTTCCGAGACCGAATATATCCCGAATCTTTCTGATTACCCTTCTAACGGCGTTTAGAAGCGTTCTGCCGGCTTTAAAATGCTTTTCGGTAATTCTGTCCATGAACTTATCATCGTGCAGAATTTCGCCCATTTGAGAGCAAATAACCTCTTCTAAAGCCTGTTCATCATTCAGCTTCTTACCCGCTTTCTTGTAGCGTTCCTTCACGTCCTTAATCGTCTTGTTGAAGTTCTCCGCATTATCCTGTGTCCACATCGTCTTGAACGCTTTGGCGAGGTTATCATACCCCTTCATGTCATAATCCTTGATACCGTGGACAAGTTCGTGCATTGCGGTATATGCCATGTTTTCCGATGGTGTTGCAGAATTCAAGATAATTGTATTCGTTGCATAGTCGAACAGACCGTTCACATCGGCTCCGCCTGTGTAACTCTGAATGTCGTCGGTGAGTTCAATATTCACCGAGAAAATATCGGCGAACTGCTTGAGCGCTTTTCTTGTTTCGGCATTCGTATTTCCGCTTGCCTTTACGGTAAAGCCGTTGCCGCCCGAATCAATTTTTCCCGCCCTAATCATGGAGTCTACATCTTCTGCCTTGAATCCGTAGTTCTCCACAATGTCACGCTTGATTGTATCGAGGATAGTATCGGGCTTTCCTTCCTTCGCCGCATTATAGGCACGCTCCATCTGCCGCATAAGCACGTTGTAATCTGCTTCCGATGAAACGTCCGCTTTGTTCGAAATCTCCTGAACTACGCTCTGACCGATAGAACCCATGTTATTGGAGTACTCCGATTCGTATCTTCCACGAACTTCGTTCTTGTAGACTTCGTTCTCTTCCCGTGCACGAACAACAAAGTTGTCTGCCGCCTTTGCAAAGAGATATTCCCTTGTTGCCTTGTTCGTCTCAATCGCATTCAATGTGCCGTCGCTGTTCAGAATCTGAGGCAACTTCTCACCAGTCGCCTTTTCGAACACTTCACGCTCTTCTGTTTTGTTTGACATGAGCGTTTCAACGTCTTCGGGATTAAGCGTTCCTGTTTCAAGGTTTCCCGCCGCTCTTGCCACATCGCCAATTTGAACATCATCAAGCTGTCTATCTTCATCGAAAGACTTATTCATTTCAACGGCCGTATCGGTGACTCTCTTCACAACTTCGTCTCCGTGCTTCTGTGCAACTTTAGACGATCCGTTAATAAGTCTGTCTGCTCCAGCGTCAAGGTTTTCATTCTCCACTTTCCGCATAGCCAAATTCCGTGCAGTCTGAATGGACTCCGAGTTCTTTGTCATCTGAACATTGATTGCATGTGCCATATCTGCGTACTGCTCCAAGGCAATATCCGTTCCCTCGTTTGCAGTGTCTTTAATCGCCTGTGCTCTTGTGGCAATTTTGCTATCCTCTACGTTTACCGCAATATCTGCCATTGCCTGTGCCGTGTTGTAGCTTGATACCTTCTCTGAGAGCACGTTCTTAAGAATTTCAGGACTGACATTATCATCAAGTCCCCTAATGCTCTTCATTGCATAGTCTTGCTTTAGGCTATCTCTGACATTTGCTCCATAGGAAAGAGCACGACCGTTAGTCGCCACGCCCGTTACCGCTGTCATAATGTATGCAGAAGCCATGGCATCCAAAGTTTCGGATGCGGAAAATTTCTGTTTTACAGAAACCATCTTCATGTAATCTGCCGTCATTTCATCTTCAAGCTTTTTTGCCTTTTTAGAGTCTCCCGAAATGCTTGCGGATAAGTACTGTTGCATTTTCTCTGCCATGGAAGCAGCTTGCTTTTGACTCATACCCGAATCAACATAGGATTGAATCTGCTCTTCCAGGAACTCTTTACTGTTAATGTCTTCGCCGTATACCTTCGCCAGTTCTTCCCTACTGACTCCGTACTGTGCCGCCTCATTCGAGATTCTATCTTCAAGGTTATCTGAACCACCGAGAAGCATTTCACGATAGCTCTTTTCTCTCCGTTCATCTACGGCATTTCCATAGGAAAGGTTCGTGATAGGCGCATCCAAAAGACCGCCTACAAGTTCTTCGGTTGCTTCTTCTGTTCCACCAAGGGCAAGTTTCGCACCCGAATAAGCCACATTAGCAGCTACATTTCCGAATCTGTTTCCCACACCTACGGCGAGTCTATCAAGTGCAGTTGACTTTAAAGCACCGAGACCAGTTTTTTCAAGAGCCGCACCGGCACCTGTGAGCTTGCTGGCAAGACCGGCACCGGCGAACATGTACTCTGTTCCTGTTTCTTTAAGCGCCTGGAGCACGGAATAGAGTCTATCTTCTCCGGCTGTTGCTCCCTGTGCTTCCGCACTGCCCCTTGTGTTACCGTATGTTCTAGCCGCCATGGACACCGCCCAATACGGGCCAAAACTCATATCTGCCGCCGTACCGAGACCAGAGGTATAAGCACCCATGAGGATTTTTTCAAACCGTGTCAATCCTTCCATGGACTTCTCAACCTGTTTGTCACCGCTTGCCTGAATCTTCTCTCCGACCGAATATAGCGCCTTTCCAGGGTTATACATGCCACCGCTACGCATATACTCTTCTGCGTTGTTATAGCCCTCCTTGACCCCTCTAAGCGTGTTTTTAGTGCCCCCTGACACGTCTTTCCGCTGAATCTGACTATTGATGAATCTATCTTCTTCGAATTTGTTTGCCTTGACGATGGACGCTCCGCCATGTCTTGTGTACACGTCCGCAACGTCACCAGCTGTTTTTGCAAATCCGCCGACAATCTGCTTCCCTGTTCCGACTGTAGCGTCACTTAATCTCTCATCGGCACGAGCAAGCTTTGTATTGGACAAATCAATGCGGTTGTTATCCATTCTCCGAGAAGCTGTAGAGCCGTTCTGATGTTCGCCCATTTCCATAGGTGAGGCACCATAGGAAACCTTTTCATTGCTCCGATTCTTTGAGAGCTGTTTCTGTGTTTCTTCCAGTTTCTTCTGATTCTCAATCTCTACCTGTCTGTCCGACTTGTCGGAAATTCTTTTTAATGAAGCCGCTTGGTTCGCACGCTCTGTCTCTTCGTTCTTCTTAATCCGCTGTGCTTCATCGTAGTACTTGCCCGATTTATTCTTTACACTCTCACGAACGGCGTTAACGTCCTTGTTAAAGTTATTCCCGAGCTGTGAGCTTCCGTTAGAACCGCTCTCTTTTCGTTTTGCCTGAAGATTCTTCCGTGTGTTTTCTGCTTCAATGCGATCCTGGTTATTTTTCTTAACTTCTGCCATTCCACGAACCGCTTCTTGCTGATTCTCGTTCTTTGTTCCGTTGAACTTTCCTTCATGCTGTTTCTGCCCCGAGGACTCCTGTTCCATGTAGTCCTTTGCACGCTGTCTGTTCTGTTCGGTTATCTCATTTTCAATCTTAACCTGTTTTTCGTGGATAGGTTCGGTCTGCTGTTCAGACATAACACCGTCATGGAGTTTTGAAGGACTGGAAGTTTTCGCATAGCGATTCTCTACCGCCTGAATACCCTCTCTTCTCTTTTTCTCGATAGACTGCTGTCTCTCACGCTTTTCAGGATTATATTTTGCAGTTTCCCTTGTTGCCTGAAAAGTATTTCCGAGACGAGAAGTAGACGAACGCTCCCTGTTAAGGTAGCTGTTCGCCGCTTTTTTCCGTGCTTCATAACTATCACGCTGTGAGGAAGTAGAAGGTGTGGAAACGCTCTGAACCCTTCTCTTTACTTCCTTCTTGCTCTTGTTTGCGTTGGTAGACTGGAAAGTATTTCCTGTAGAGCCGTTCCCCGAGTGAATGTTCTGATACTCTCTATAAGCCTGACTTCCGCTCTTTTTAGGTGTAGACTTCCTGACTGCCTTTACACGCTTTTTTACTTCCTTCTTGCTTTTGTTCGTATTAGTAGAAAGGAAAGAGTTCCCGGAAGAACCCTTTCCTTTATGGGCTTTTAGATACGCTTCATACGCTTTCTTATCTTTCTTTCCCAAGGCAATGCCCCTTTCTATTTCTTCTTGTTTTTCTGAAGTTTGGATGCCGCCGACATTACTTTATCGGCAAATGACTTTCCACCGCCACCCGAACTGCTTGAACCTCTGGAAGTCGATGCGCTAGGAGAGTAATAAGTGCTTCCGCTACTTCTTCTACCACCACCACTACTCTTCCGAGAGGACTTCCGACCCCCGGAAGAGCTACTTTTTTTTGCCTGATATACGTTCACATTGTAATTAAGGCGATTCATGAGAGCATCTTCCTTGAAGTTTTTACCCTGCCAGTAGTTGTTATTCTTCTGCTCATATCCCCACTGGCTATCGGACACCTTGTCTCTGTACCGTCCATATGACGTGTCGTCCGCGTCTCTAAGTGCAGATAATGAAGTGGAAGCACGGTTATATGCTTTATCTTCAAGCTCCATAGCCTTTGTGGCAAATTCCGCGTTATAGTCGTTTCTCGACTGCTGAGCCGCACTAACCGCATAGCTTGTTCCGAATCCACCGTTAAGTGCCGCCGCATCCCCCATTGTATTTCTAGCCGCCTGTTCTCCACGCTGAGTGTAAAGCTTCGCCAACGACTGATAACTAGCGTCCTTTGTTGGGTCGTATTTCCAATTTACGACACTATCAAGGGCGCCTGAGAGCTGCTTGTCATACGCCCCCTTATATCCCGATGGCGCTTTGTATGCGGGTGATTTCACAGTTGGGGCTTTCGTTTTTACATACTTTATTCCGCCCATTATTTATACTCCTTTCGTAAGTATGTTTTTGTTTTAGCATATAAGAAAAGCGGGGCTTTATTCGCCCCGCCACACCGCTATTTCAAGCGAATTCGCACATATACCGTTCTGTTTTCGTACTTCTGCTTCCTCTTTGGACCAAGGTTTTTCGGTTTAACATCTGAACCGCCAGCCGAATACCACAAGGCATGTCCGTTCTTATCCTTTCCGACATACACCATCGTATGAGGCTTATGTGCAAATCCGCAAATGTCACCAGGTTTTAATTTTGCCTGTTTCCATTTCTTCCGAGGATATGCAATCTTCGCCTTTTTCTTGATAATGTTTTTCCCTGTTCCGTGAATCTTCGTATCAAGCCAAATGTACTTTCCCTTCGGAAGCACACCAATTTCCTGTAATCCGAAAGAGATAAACGTCGCACAATTCGTTCTCTTGCCCTTTAACGCACTGGACAAGCTCTTACACGGATGATTAGCGTTATACTTCACACCCGCCTTGATTAATTTCTGTGCGATCACCTTAAGTTCTTTCAGCAGCTTATCTGCCTTTGTGCTTTTCGGAACGGATACGAGGCGGACATATTTATGTCCTTTGCTGTCCTTCCAAATCGTCCAACCTTTAAGTGCCGGAACATAGATGTAGTAACCTTTAATCTTCGTTGCATGAACCTTTGTCCCAACCGAAAGAGTCTTTTTCAGCTTTGACTTATAAGAAGGCTTGACCCGCAGGGGGTCAGCCTTGATAACAACATAAGTTCTGTTAATCTTCCTACTTTTTGCCACGATACACCGCCTTTCCCTTGCTGTTAAAAACGGAATAGCCGTATTTATCGGCACACTTCTTAGCGTTCTCCAGTGACGAAAAAGCTCCCTTCTGAGACTTTGCGTCTTTCCACGTTTTACGAACACGGTATGTCTCTTTCGGCTTTGGCTTTGGCTTTGAACCTTCCTTAAACGTAACTCCAAGATATGTACAAATACCTTTAGCGATTGCTTTACCGTATTTATCCGGATGGTTCTTTAGTGTAGCCAAGTCGCCTTTAATACTTCCTGTTTCAAGAATGCAAGCTGTCATATCCGTTCCGTTCAGTTCGAAAAGGTCGGTTCTCTTCTGAACACCTCTGCTTCTCATCTTCAAGTCCTTCTTGATAGATTTTTCAAGGCACTTTCCCAGCTTCTTTCCACTGCCGGACACATAAAGCGGCATAACACCCTTCGGGGCGCCGCTGTAGTCGCAGTGGATGGACACATAGAGTTTGCACCCTACGTTGTTCGCCCACCGTACATCCGCAATCATGTTCTTGTTGTTTCCATGGTCGGCATCCGAAATCACGGATACGCCCGATTTCCGTAGATACTTAACAGCGGCCTTTGTGATTTTCAGCATGAGCGCCGCTTCGCTATGTCCCTTATATACGCAACCGGAATCCCAAGAGCCATCAATGCTTACACCGTGTCCGCACTGAACCGCAATCGTCTTACTCATTCTCTTCACCTTCTTCGTCTGCTTCGTCCTCTTCTTCTGCCAGTTCAAAATCCTGTACTTCGTCGTCGGTCATTTCAATGTTCGGTCTCACATTGAGTCCCAGTGCTTGCTGGAAAGACTGATTCAGACCAACGGAAGCAAGACCCGAAACAGCACCGAATACAACACCGTCAAAAGTCATTCCTGTGGTAGCAATTCCACAAATGATACCGATGATGAACAGTGCGGTTGGAATCCACTTGTTATCCATCGGAAGCCAACGCTTCATTACAAAACCTACGCACAAACAGAAAGCCACAATCTGTGGTACGAAATACTGAGTAATAGTTGTCATGTCCATTTCTTCCTCCAAATCCGCTCTGTGAGAGCTTTTGTTTATATGAGTGATATTTATACCTTGGGTGAATTAAAAGCCGTCAGAACGAAAATATGAGCCGTATAAGGCTATATCAGCGCCCTATCAGATAGTCGGTTAGCTCCGCTTTGGCCTGTTTCATCGCTTCAATGTCGTTTCCATCTATTCCATGAGCGAGAAGCGCCAACAAGGCACGCTGCGTAATTGCGTTCCCCTCTTCTAACTGATCCAGTCTTTCATAATCCGCTACTGCTTTTTTCTCAAGCTTTCCAATTCGTTCATCTTGTGTCTTATTTGGCTTCTGCATTCTATTGATACACTCCGCTATTACTTTTACTGCGGCTGAAATAGCTACTATTGCTCCCGCCAACCACAAAATATCGCTTACCGTAAAAATGATAGGGTGATTCATCACGCCCTCCGTTCCCAGATATGCACGCCGTAATAGCCAGGATGGTATGCTGCATTTGCAAAGCTACCTGTTCCTGTATCGGTAATACTAGCGCTACCTGTCGTTTTACAATCTCTCTGCTCTCCCGAAGGGCTGCTACTTGTAGCCGTGCGAACCATCGGAACCTTGTATTTTGCCGAATGGTCGGTAAACTTGCCTCCGAATGTCTCAAACTGCCACACCTTCTGAGTCGCAATTGCGTAATATCCTTTGCTCGATACATTGTGAGTGTGCCTCATTCCGTGCACGTGCGGTGGAAGATTCGATGATGTAATAACGTGGTCTGTAGAACCGCCTGTAGAACCTCCCCCACTCATAACCGCTTTCAGGTAAACATCATCGGTTACATGGTGCCACGTTCCGCCGAAAACCTCTTCCGGATTGAAGTTATCATCACTTGTCATGTATACAGAGCCGACCGGGTAAACCTTCTCGTACAGCTGGTCTTTAATGGCACCCATGATGGAGTCAACATCAAGACTCAGCTTTGTTCCACCTGTAGAGTCTGCATTACAGTTTACGTACACGCCGCCTTTAAGGTACAAGTTACCGTCCCAATCAAGAGCATAGGCGTTAGATTTGTTCAGAATGTCTGCTCCGTTACCCACAATGTCCGCAAACTTGTTAGCCTCATCAATAACATTGTGCTTGCCCTGTACGTGCTGATATTCCCCGGCGGCTTCCGTGCCATAACCTTCTGCATGGGACGATGGTCCTGTCGCCCAAGAGCCTGTTCCTTCTGCATGAGAACCTGGACCGTTGGCTCTCGTTTGGGAACCTTCTACGTGAGACCACAATCCGCTTGCTTTCGTTTGAATTCCTTCTGCGTGAGAACTATCTCCGAGAGCTTCGCACTGAGTCCCTTCCGCATGAGAATTTTCACCCGTTGCTTTGGTTCTATCCCCACCAATGTCTGTTGCCGTGAGAACTATATCCGTATCGAGTGCCTTTTCGTTCACCTTCCGTGTAATCGGAACGTACTTCGAGAAGTCGATAACAGCAAGTTTCACCCACTTGTCATTCGCATAAATGTATGAAGTGTACGCTGTCCCAGCTTCATTCATGACAAGGTACAGAATTCCTGGATCGCCAACTTCGGGGAGTTCATCAACAATCTTGTTCCCAACAATGTTCACCTGTAGATTGTTCAAATAATTATTGATTTCCTGTAGAGCCTTCGCCCATTTATCCGCAAGGTCTTTTTCTAAAGACCCTTCGAGGGCGGTAACTCGTCCGTTAAGGTACTTGTAGCCAACGTCACTTGAAACAACATATGTTTCCTCGCTGTCTCGTACCTCCATTCTTACATCAGACATATTTCGTCCTCCTTCGTTCTTGGTGGAGCTTCCCTAAGACTTCCCCCGACTGGTATCTGAACAACCTTTGCACTGCATTTGTTGCCGTTCTCATCGCCCCATTTAAGCTGAACCTGAACACCGCCTACTTGGAATCTCATTGTTTCTTCTGCCGTTAGGTGGCATTTTACATTTGCACCGATTGTTCTGATTCCTGACATATAATGGTCGGGGTCTGGTTGATACTCAAATGTTTCGGTAATGTCTTTGATTTCAAGCTCTTTATTGTACTTTGTAATGCTTACTTCATTCTGCTGAAAGGTCACAAGAACGACTTTTTCTTCGCTCAAGGCGTTCCTGAACCTGTCTCCGTAAACATCCATTGATACCGTGAAAGTATCGCCTCTTACTATTGACATATTCACCTCCTACGCCGTTCTCTTCCACACATACACGGCTAAGTACGGTGGCATGTTCTTTCCCGCTCCATCACTTCCTGTCCAGTCCGTACTGCCAGCATATCTGAGTCCCGAGGCATCCGCACTTGAAGCATTCTTCTTTCCAACAATCGCATACCGCGCACTGCTTGCTGTTGACGTTCCTAAGCGTACTCTTTCAACCGTGCCGCTCATATAAGCGTTAAATCCGTCACCAGTAGACGGTTGATGAAGGTGCTTCACCACTACTGCGTCAGCAGAACCACCTGTGCTACCGGCGCCGTATGAGTTACCGGAAGCAAGAAGGAACGTGTCTTGAATCCGCTCCCACGACCCACCAAACAAAGTTGATGGGTCTGTGGAATTCACGCTCATATAGATTGAGCCTACGGGATAGCACTCTTTCCAAATCCTACCCTTCATAAGCTCAAATACCTTTTTTAAACCAACGTCGTCTAGTTTCATAGGCTATCTCCTAACCGAATACCTGTGTAAAGATACTCTCAATCGTTGTGTTCGAAATTGGTGAATCTGCTGTTCCTACGGCTGGCAAGCTCGCTCTCGTCACTTTGATTACACCGTCCGTCTGCGATACGGCGGAAACATACTTTCCCTCTTCGGCGGTATCGCTGTAATCAAGGCTGTTAATGGCTCCGGTTATTCTACTTCCGACATTTGCTTTGGTTTCGAAATCCGAGTCATTAGTGAGCTGTGAAACCTTTGTCGGAATCTCCGTTTTCTTTGCGTATGGTGTAAGGTCAATATCGGTTGTGCCGATTTTCTCATACCGTGCCGCTGTGCTACCTTCTGCCGGAAGGAAGATGTATTCATCATACACGTTGTTGGTTGTGCTACCGCTGTGTGCTACAAGGTAAATAACACCCTTCTTTCCCTCGCTGGTTGCCGGAAGGGAATCAACAATCTTGTACTCGAACGATGTGATTTTTCCTACTGCGTTTTTAATCGCTTCGTTTAGATCATATGGAGTTACAATTAGATCATCAACTATTGCCCGCGATATTCCGGAGTCAAACGCGCTGCGGAACGACACTGGCGCGTCTGTATTTACCAGTCCATCCGATTGACTCAATTCTGAAATGAATCTTAAGTCGTCATAACGGTAATCTGCCATATTTGTTCCTAGTTTCGTCGAGTCGAAATCAAGCGTATTCAGCTTGTTGGTAATCTTGCTATTAACATCATATTCCGTCTGGTAATACGAATCATTTGTGAGCTGTGATGTCTTCGTTGGAATCGCCGTAATTTCTGCCTTCTTTGCCAAGAGAGACTTAATCTTTGTGAGAATTTGTGTTACACCGGCATTGTCTAAGTATGTTGCCATAATTACCCCCATTAATCGTTAAATAGATTGTTCAATAGAGACGTTATTTCATCTTCGGGTATTGGAGAAGAACCGTCTCCTTGAACTATAGTTGTATTGTTCGTGTAGAAATTCTTAATTTCTTTAACTGTCGTTTCCTTGGTGTCCGTGTTAGATACTTCATCTAACGCTCTTTGAACAGACTCCTTTAGCGATTGAAGTCTCTTCTCTCCGTCTATGTTCGGATTGTGGTCATAATCAATTATCACTGCTTAACCACTCTTGAAGAACCCTGTCTGTATTTCCGTGTGAAAGAATCAATTCGACAACGACCGACACCAGTTAGTCGTACATAGAACCTCGAACATCTTCTCGGAACAATCGGCACATGCACCGAAAGTTCATTCTCTGCGGAAATCTCCTTTATGGTCTCCCATTTACAGTCACTGAGCTTTAGCGAATTCATAGCAATCTCTATCTTGAGTGTTGCTGTTTCGGGTAGCTGAACTCTCATCTGTAGCTTGGAATATATCTTCTGATTCTCGATGTATTCATCGAATGGTCCGAAAGTGGCACTCCACGGAATAGGTTCATCGTTCTTCACTGGCGCTATGTCAAAATCTTCTGCATCCAATACGAGAACATTTTTCTGTGCGTTATCCACCATCAGTAGCTTGTTCTTGTAGTTTCGGAAGCAGTGCACACCCACCGTGTCCTCGATATGCCAAAGTCCCGTACCAGTATCGCAAACGAGAACCTTGTAGCCGCCGCCCTTCATGTGGATTGAAGCATAGTATTTCTTATGGCGCGATCCCGACACAACATTGTCGTACTTCCAGTCGCCGAACTTTTCACTAATGCTGTATGGGTTTCCGCCCTCATAGCACATAATCCCCACTGGCGACTTGTAGAAAATCATGTTGTTCACCGTCGCTATAGATTCACTTGAACCTTCTTCCACTCCGAAACCCTCGATAATCGATGTTTGGAACGATGAAGGTGCTGAGCCGTAAACTCTGTGAATGAAGTTCTCTTTAAAGAACAGAAGGTGAGACGAGTACACCGCACAACCAGTCCAATTACCGTTGGTTCCTTGCTGTGCATAGTAGGAATCCATGCTTGTGTTCTGATAATAATCCCATGACATAGGGTCTCCCAGTTTGCTGGCATAAATCGTATTATCCTTGTTGCTCACTCCCCAAAGTCGGTTATTCCACTCCATGAAGAAATCAAGCTCGGGAACGACACGCTCAACCTTTAAATGACCCGCAAAGAATCCTGTGTACTTGCTGTTCATTAAAGTGCTTGCCGCACATGGACTAATGTATGCAGTAACCGAGGAAAACTCGTCTTTACTGAATTTGATGAAGATTCCTTCATACATTCCTTTTGTACCGAGTGCAACGGAATTATCGAATGGGTCTCCCGTTTCACCGTCATATGCCGTGTAATTGAACGTAGGAATAGGAATATCCCCAATCTTCAAAACATCGAGCACGGTAATAGGAATTTGCGGTGCTGTGAAGTTTCCTTCATCGTCTGCAAGCACACCTTCGTTTCCTTCCGCAGCTTTCACGGTTTTGTTGTTCAGTCCGACAAAATCTCCCGACAATCTGACAACATCGCCTATTCGAATCATACTTTTAAGCTCCGAGAACTTGCCGTTAAAGGTTTGCCCTGCCGGATATTTTTGTCCTCTCGCCGTAACCATCAGGTATAGGTGTTCCTGGTCTTGTGGGTCAATTAATACACGTCCTATCCAATCTGCGCTATAGTCGTGAATCATATAGTCTTCTGCCGGGTTCTCGATTCCATCAAGGTAATCTTCACTTACATTATGATGAAAATACCCCATTGAACCGAAATCTTTAGTCCCTACGTTGAACCACTGTTTCGATGGGAAGAAACAAATGTAATTGTTCACCGCCACCATCTTCTCTTTAGATGTAAGCGCCATGTCGTACATCGTTCCGTCGTACCAAAAACGCCATACTCCATCAGAGTTCGCACCAACGACCGCTAGCTTTGTTCTTGAATCTGTAGGGTCTCTACGCTCCATAAGGTCTTGAACCTTTGTACAATCAGTCGGAATCTCTGAAAACAAGCCGCGTGCTTTTCTCTGAGTGAGCGTTGGGTATAAGTCGCATGACATGTTCAGCATATCTGCCATTTCCCCCGACTCTACGGAAGCTTTTCTATTCAGTCCCTTAAACTCTATAACACGCTCTTCAAGCGGTGACGGCTTATTCTGTAATGCTTGTAGTGGCATTGCCTACACCCCCTTTAAAACACGTTTATAAAGCGCTTAGGGCTTCTTTTGTGATATGCCCTAGTTCTGACTGACCAATCCGCAAAATCCCTGAAATCGGCGATATGCTGTGCTTGGTCGTTCTCGTAATTCTCGTACTCTTCAAGGACATAATCTATCCTTGCTTTAAGATATGATATATAGAGCTTGTCATATGGCGGTTTAACCAAAAGGTCTTTATCCATGTCCAGCTTCAAGTCGTAGCTTGTAACCGGCACAATTTCCATTTGGTCTTGCACCTCTGCTTCAATCTCGTTGATATATCCCAAGAGCATTTCATCACTGAAAGAATTCGGCTTCTCCGTCTTAATTAAATTCAGAAGGTCTTTTACTTTCATTTCTGCTCCTTTACAAAAAGGGGAAACAGAAGTTTCTGCTCCCCCCATCGCGTTTACATTTCGCCGTAATTCTTCGAGGCCATTTCTTCCTGTCTCTGCATTGCTACCATAATCTGCCTATCGGAATTCCTAAGAACTTCTGCCACGCTTAACGGCACCTCTACAGGCTCTCCGCGCTTAATCTGATAGCTCTTCATGTTAACGCAGACATAAACGCTGTCGCCCATGCCCTCAATAACAGGAAGCTGAATTACTACGGTTTTTGCTTTTTCGTCTGCTACAGCAGCTTCCGTTTCTGCTACAGCAGCTTCCGTTTCTGCTACAGCAGCTTCTTTTTTTGCTCTTGCCATATTAACTCCTTCGTTAATGCTTGGCTTTAGTTGGATGCGTCATCTGCCCCCGTGCAAGTGTGCTCGATTCTTACCATTCTAGTATCGTCAAGAATCTTTGCTGTCTTGTTCATCTTCCAACCCATAGTTGCTCTCTGATTCAGTGGGTCCGCAGTTCCGCCCGAGCCAAGCTGTTTAGTGATTGTTTCGATTCCACCACCGTTAATAGAAGTGATACCGTATGCATCCGCACCAAGTACGAGAGTTCCGTATACAGGTACGGTTGCTTCTGAATCTGCCTTGCTCCAAATCTTCGCTTCGGTAGACTCTACAAAGCGAACTCCGTACATATGACCGATTTCTCCGTTGAAAATCTTCTCGGAAGTTGTGTACTTCTGAGCCTCAATCCATTCAGGATCATTCATCAAGTCATATGCGGTATCGGTGTGAATGATTGCCACATAGCTATCTCCAATCTTCGGCGCATTGTTTCTTTTCAGCAGTCTAACCGCCTTTTTAATGTCCGCAATCTTGAGAGTGTTTGCTTCCTTCAGTGCGGTTCTCGACTCAGCACCGCCCGCATAAATTACGGAAGTACCAGCGCATAAAACGTCTCTCGTCACGGTATCGGAAGTTCTGCCCGCCTGGGAACCGAGAAGTTTCAGGGTTTCCGCAGTCACCTGGTCAAATGCGGTAAGGTTCAGCATGTCGGAAGTTGTTACGTATCCGCCGTACTGCTTAATTTCTGCCTCCAACTTGGTTACGTTCAGGCTCTGACCATCAGGGGTTACACCCTCGGTGAGCGGCTTCTTATCCATCTTCGGAAGACTAGAGAACTTTCTGAACTCAATCTTCTTTCCGTTGCCGCCCGGAATTGGTCGCTTCTGACCGAACTGATCGTGTACCAGTTCAGGTTCTGCCGCACGAATCAGAACCTTGTCATAGAAGGTCTTCATTTCAGGGGACAGGTCGTTAGGTGCGCTAGCCGCAGTGGTAACGTTGGTGTTCAAATCGAACAGGTTAAAAACGTACTTAAACATATTCTTTTGCTCCTTCTGTATTCTTGTATATCTCGATACAGACAAGAGAGCTTTAGAACGAGAATGTTTTACCACTCTCTACTTCCTTCAGAATCTTGTCCATATCATCATTCGTGAACTCTGAAGGATTTACCTTTCTTGCTACTGCCGGTTGGTGCTTTAGACCATTTTCAGCAGGTCGTGATTGTCTCTGTTGAATCTGATTCACTACATCCTGTTTTGCACTTCTTGTAGACTCTTCTGTGAGTCCTTTCAGAATGTCTTGTGTGTGTGTCGCTACAAAGGCATCGATAACAGAAATGCCATTCTCGATTAAGTCCGTAAACTTCGGGTTGTAGCTCATTTCTTGCTCAAGGTCAAAGTTTGGGAATGATTCTCTAAGCTCGTCAGCCTCCGCATTCCATGCGGTCATTCTTTCCGCTTTCTCTGCCTCTGCCTTGTACTCGGACAAAGCACGCTGGTTCTTTTCCAGCTCTTCTTGTAGCCGCAGATTCTCTCTGTATTGGTCGGGAGTGATACCCTTCTCACGGGCGGCGTCCTCAATCCAATCATCATCACTGTTAATGGCTTCGGTTAATCCCTCGATATCGCCCCTTTCGAGTCCGTAATGTCTCATAATCGGCGCTAATGCGTCCTCGTAGCTGTCAACTCTCTCCTGTGCACTGGATTGATTCTTGAATCTGTTGTTGATAGCGTCTGATACCGCTTTGCCGTAAAGTTCATGGAATCTGCCGTTCTTTCCGACAAGCTCCGCAAACTCTTCTTCGGGGCTAATTTCTTCCTGGCTTTCAGACCCAGACGCGCTGTTATCCGATTCCTCCGTGTCTAATCCGTATGCAACTTCCGGTGACTCCGTAGTATCGTTGTTATCAGTCCGCTCCTCACCGCCAAGTGAAGCGAGGAATTTGTCTGCTTCTGCTCCCAGTCCGCTCTGACTTCCGGATGAAGCGTTGCCTTCTCCACCTTCTCCGTCAAAAAGAGACCAGTTAAATTTGAATTTTGTCATACTTTATTTCCTTTCTGTCTTTTATAGAGCGACGAACTCTTTATTTCTGACAATGCTATTTTATATAACGCTCTTTCATATCTCTCCCCCACGAAAAAAGCCTCAGTCCGTTAAGACTGAGGCTTTCCCGATGAATTTAAGGTTATGTTGGAATTATGAAAAAATCAGGTCGCAAGTTAATGGGTGAATCTATCTGTATAGAACTAACTTACAGCTCTATTATAACATTTGGATTATCCCTTGTCTCAGGAATTAAAGTCGTCTACCCCGATTAATTTTACACCGTTGTATTGAGACCGAAGTTCTACAAAGGTCGCCCACACTGCATGGAATACCGCTAAAACGCTCTCAGTGTACTTGTGAGCCACGATAATGACGTGTCCGGGCTCATATACCTTCGGCACAATTCCATGCGGTAAAACGGCGCTCACAAGCACGTTGCATAGAGTCGAGTACATGATACACTCGTCATGGGTGTTCGCATGATTCACGCATTCAAAGAAAATATCATTTTCCGATACGGTCATTTTTACGGTCGTCATACTACTTCACCTCCGAGGCGCTACGAGCTTTTTCTCTCGCTCTGTCCAGTCTGTCGGTGTTCGTTGTCTTCTTCGCCGCTCTGTCTTCTGCCGACCCTTCCTCAGATACCCCTGGAGCGCCGTTATTTGCGTTCTGAGCCATCATAACCTGGTTCGGGTCTACTAGTCCCATCTGTACAGCCGCTTCCGGTGAGAGCTGAATAATAAGCTGTTGCATTTGCTGGAACTGCTGCATAAATGTATCGTTCTGCTGAATCTGCTGTTTAATCTTCTCTTTGCCCTCGAATTCCATCATGTCGAGACAAACAAGTGCGGACGTTGCGTTATCAGGTGCAAACAGTCCCATCTGATAAAGCTCTTTCGCCGTCTCATTCTGTGAAGCTCTTGAGAACGGACTCTGCTTTTCGGCGGACACTTCCAAGTCAAAAATACTCTTCTTGTGACGTGTTCCTTCGGGTGTTGTTATGTCCTGAGGTGCAATGTTCACGTTGGAATAGTCCATGTATTCATAACGACCCGATCCATCATCAATACGGAATGTTCTCGGTTCGGTGTAGAACTGCCGAATCAGTTCAATTTCAAGATAATACTCTTCTCTCGAACCTCGGTACATCGCTTTGTTAATGTCTCTCGATAATTTGCTTCCCGCTTCCTGAAGAGCTGCTATTGCACTCGCCGCCGTTACACCGGAAGCGGTAGAACCCTGTGAGAAGTCTCTGTTTCCGGAAATCTCTTTCAGCTCGTCTATTTTCGCTTCCAAGTGAGTTTCAACGATTGCCGGGAGCGTGTCAACGTCCATTTGCTGTACTGCTGACCCAAGGTCGCCTGAACCGACTTCTACAATCTCTTCATTCCAATCCGCAAAGGCTTCTTTGTTGATGTCCGCGTTCTTCTTCACCCACCAACGAGGTTTAGCTTTCATCATGGTGTTTTTCATGATTGCCTGGTCTAACTTGTCAATGTCCCGCTGTGGGTACTTCATAATATCGAGATAACCGAAGCCACAAGGACTATCCTTGACCGGGAAGCACTTACGGAATACATACGGGTATTTTCCATGCTTATAAAAGCCGTCCTGGTACTCCGGGTTATCCTCTGAACAGAAAACGCACTGGTCACCGATGATAATAGCCATGTGCAGAATCTCACGGGGTACAAGGTGTTGCGCTACCGTCTGAGGGTCAATGTTAATGAGAACTGGTCTCATTTCCAACTTCTTGTAGTAGCAATTAATAATCTCAATGTCGTTCTGATGGTTAATATTATCATCGTGAATGTACTCGGTAATGAAGCCCTGTTTTCCTCCGCCTATCTTCTCCGCTATATCGGGGTACTGTAGTTTCACGTCGTTCACATCAGCCACGGAAACATCAAAGAAGTATTTTGACTGCTGAATGTCTTCTATTCCCGGTTGCCAAAATACATTATGAATATCCACATTGGTTTTCTTGATGTCGCCCATTCCGTCGTGTGCCATCGGGTCCCATAGTACGGACGTTATCGCCGTGCCATCTATCAGGAAGTCATAACCGGCGGCATTGTACACCTGTTCCGCGTCCGTGTGTTCTTCGATTGCCGGGAGAATCTTTGAAAGAATCTGAGCTTCTTCCTCGTCGTCTGCTTCACGTGCTAACACATTAGCTTTCGGGAATGAGTCCATAAAGTCGGCGTGTTTGTTCAGAATAGAGTTTACCGCCCACGCTGAGCCGACCTCTACCTTTGCTTTGCCCGCTTCCGTCTTGCCCTGAATGACGTTCCAATGTCTGAGCCTCCACCATTCCTGATTCTCGGTTGCTTTCATGTCGACGGTTGTTTTCCCGTCTTTGTACTCGTGCAGAATCTGAAGCACCTCCGACACCTTGTCGGGTGTGAAGTGCGGTTCAGTCGGTGCGCTCTGCTGTTGTTCAGTCTGTTCTTTGTTCTCTTTCGGTCTGTACCGTTCGGGGCGATACTCTCCGTTCTGCTGTTCCCTCTGCTCGTTCGGCTGTCTCTGTTCCCTCTGCTGTTCTCCGTTGGGCTGTTCCTTCGGCTGTCTGCTCGGTTCGGTCTGCTGTCTCTGCTCTCGTGGTTTCGGCTGACTTTCCCTCTGCTGTCTGTTCTGCTCCCTCTGCTGTCTGTTCGGTGTCTGCTCTGCTTTGGGTGCGTTCTGCTCCGCTTTTGCGTCCTTTTTTGCGTCCTTTGCGTCCTTCTGTCCGAACTGATTGTTTTTCTTGTCGGTCTCTGCTTTCCGCAGCTCTTTGTTTTTCTTCATGCTCTATACCTCGTAAAACGTTAATATATCGTCTGTAGTCTGTCCCTCTACTTTGTCTCTGACCATGTTCAGAGGGTCGTCAATGTTATTCGGGTCAATGATTTTCTTGTGGTGCATTTCTCTTGGTGCTATCGGTCTAGCCATGCACACGTAGCGCCACTCGTCGTAGTTATGGTCTTCTAATGATGTGTCAATGTCCTCTACTCTCGTTTCGTCATACATCAGCGCCGGAATACACCTGATGAAGTGTTTGCACGTGTTAAAGACGTAAAACATCGGTCGCCCGTCATCATCAAAGGCTAATCGGTAATGGCATTGCATTTTCCCTGGTATGCGTTGATGGTCTCCCCGGTCAAAATACACTCGGTGCTTTTCCATCGTCTCTGCGATACTTTCCCCGCCGTCCTCTGCGAATATTGCGGGGTCGGCTATTCCGAACACGTGGCGCCCCTTCATATACGGGTGTTCTTCTTCCATGCGGCGGATTTCTTCGGCTACATGGTCAACAGTCCATTGAACACCCTCATTAGGCTCACCGGTACAGCCGTACAGTTCAGCGAATCGGTACATTCTGCCCGATGGTGCCACGGCATACCACCCAACAGAAAACGGCTTCGAATATCCCCAGTCAAAACCGCGGTAGATGTTCCACCCTATCGGAATCGGGAAAGGCTCAATGACGTGTGTATAGCGTTTGTCGGCGTAGTGTTCCGGTGCGTCCGTGAATTCGGTGAACACTTGCCCGGCGAACACGTCCCAACGTCCATACCTCCAAGCCTCACGCAAAGCCTTTGGAAGCGCTTCAAGCTGTGCTAGGTAGTCCGGCTGCGACTCCATTAGGGCTGTATTGTCATCCACAAGCGCCTGTATAAATGCGTATTCCTCCGGATTCTCACCGGGCTTGTAATGTTTGTCTATGAATAAGCGCTTAATATACTGGTGTCCCTGTCCTCCGGGGTTGCACGTGTAATAGACGCGCTTCGGGAAGTCGTTGACACCTCGGAGGGTTGCGGTTATCGTTCTCATTTGGTACTCGCTGAGCTGTGTGGCTTCGTCCAAAAAGATAACGTCATACTCCAATCCCTGAAGCTTGTCAAGGTCTGCATCACGGGCGCAATACATGAACTCAATCATTGACCCGTTGGAGAACGTGAGTAGCTTCTCAGTGCTGTTATAGGCGGCAAAGTCCCGCGTCATTGCTCTCAGCGTCCTAATGTGGTTTCCTTCCAACTCTTTATAGGTTCGGCGGACTATCAACATATGGATTCCGGGGAAGCGTTGCGCCAGCAAGATTGCTTTGACTCTCACCGCCCAGGACTTACCACCGCCACGGGCGCCGCCGTAGCCAATGTATTTACAATGACAGCGGAGGAACATGTCTTGCTTCGGTGATGGCGTGCCAAGTTGCACCGTTTGCAGGCGTCTATTATTCGCTGTATTCATCGCAGTACCCCCCGACAACGATTTGAACGCCCTTCACGCCCTCCGCGTCTCTTTCCTCTCGCTTCTTCGTCAGCTCTAGCCGCTCCTTTTCTAATTGCAACCGCTCACGCTCCAGCGCCAGACGCTCCGTCTCTATTTGCTTACGGTGGCGCTCCTGTGCGGTCTCTAAGCCGTGTAACGATCGCTTCAGCGCCTCCAACGTCTTGACGCTGTCGGTCAGGTCTCGCAGTGCGCGCGTGTCCACTTTGTCGCTGGTGATGTCCTTGTAGGCGGTTTCGGTTGTTCCGTCCTTGTGGCGTGTGGTCGATTGCACTAGATAGCGGTGCAGTTGGTCGCCGTCTTCCAACGCTTTACGCGTCTCACGTTCCAACGCGTCCACCACGTAGGATAGTCCCACCAGTTCGGACGCAACGCGGTAGGCGGTGCAGTTCTTCGCGGTCTCAACCGCCTTTTCTGTCACCGCCCCACGATAGGCGGCGCGCTGGTCGTTCCATCGTTCCCGGTATAGATGATTCCCTAACGTCCTATAGTTTACTCCATGCCGCCGGGCGCACTCCTTCGGCGATTCGTTGCCGGTTATGTAGTCGTTCCGGATGGCGCCCCAGTCCGGAAAGCTTTTTTTCTTCTTTTCCGAATTTTCCGGAATTTTCTTTTCCTTCATTTTTCCCCCTTTCCGGTTTTTGTCGTTGTTACGATTCTACACACGCGCGCGGGGTGCAGTCGCCCACATTCGAACGCGGGCGCAACGTAACAGAAACGCGCGAACAAATGTTTTTCATTCAAAATTGTATACAATCCAAATTTAAAAAGAGAACATCAGTTCTTTTAAAAAAGTGAAGAAAAATATAAAAAAGTTGTTGACACGGTGACACCGTTATGGTATTATATAGTTGTCAAAGGGAGAGACCCAAAGACAACAAACCAATATTAATTAACTAAAGAAAAGTGAGGTAAACACAATGAGAAACTACACAAGCAACGAGAAAACCGCAACCATCCGCAACCTGTACAATGGAGACGAGTTCGCAACTGCGTTCCCGCATTCTGAATTCGAACTCGACAACATCCAGGACCGCGCCACCACTTACGGGCTTCACGACTATGTTATAGTTGACCTGGAAGGCTTCTATGGTCTCGTAGACTCCAACTGGTGCAGTGTCTACGGGTTAAACGACATCGCGGAACGCATCGAGAGACTGGAAGACGACGACGCGGACAAGCTGGAAGCCATGGCGGAATACTGCGACAACCTGGACGACATCGAAAGCGCTTGGGATGACTCTTATTTCATCGCCGATACGACACTGGCGGACTATGCGCAGGAGCTGTGCTATGACTGCGGATACATGCCGACGGCTGAACTCCCTGAGTGGATTAGCTGCCACATCGACTGGGAAGGCGTAGGGCGTGAGCTGTCATTTGATGGGTATAGCGAAATCAACGGCGGTGTGTTGTACGTAGCGCGCTAGTAGTCGAATAGGGGGCGCAAGCCCCCGCCCGTAATGCGGCCTAAAGCCTGTTGCAAGCCAGGGAAAACGCAGAGCACGGAAAACGAAAATCGTATTAAATGAAGGGAGACCCAAAAATGGAAACTATCATTGAGAACGGAAAGAAAATGGAGGGCATACCATACCCGGTGGCAGTGTGGGACGCAAAAAACGGAATGTGGGACGATTCCATTGAGGAACTGAGCGAAGTGTTCGCCAATTCCGAAGATGAAGCCATTGAGTTGGCGAAGGATTACATTCTTGAATGTGTCTATGCCTTGGATGTGGACGAGGAAGAGCGGGAGCGAGAGATCGAATATTATAGCAATGATGAAAACTACATCATTGACAGCGACCGCCACGAAATGCACCTGTATGTATTCGAGGAGTACACCGACGAGGGAGGCACTGGAGAAATCACGTTGTACACGGATAAAGACGAAGCCGTGAGAGCCGCAGAAAAAGAGTGGCGTCACCTGTTTGAGAGCGACAAACGCGACTACCGCCGGGACGTGTGCGGCACCTTCCGCGTGTATGGGGTTAGCATTCCATATTCCGACATTATCGGAGAAGGTGCAGAAGCGTATACCAAAAAACCTTATACCGAATATGAAGAATATGAGGTATGGAACGCGCTAAACGAAGACTAATTGAAGGGAGAACCAAATGAAAGAGAAGAAATCCGAATATATCACCATGAAGGTTACACCGGCATTCAAGGCTAGGGCGAAAGCTCTAGCCGATGAGGAAGGTAGAAGCCTTTCAAACTATATTGAATGGCTTATAAACAACGACATGAAGAGAAGGGAACGGGAGGAAAAGGAATAACAGACAACGCCCTCCCCATTGCGGGAGGGTTATTTTATGCATAAAAAAAAGCGGGTCCACCGTTTCCAGCAGACCCAAAACAAACCAAAATATTATCAAACTAAAAGTTCGGTAACGGTGACATTATAACACACTTTCCAAGACAAGAGAAGCCTTTTATGGTATAATAATACTGTGATTTGTTAATCATTTTCATTCTTTTCATTTTTGTAATACTCCTGTTGTTCTTTAGAAGTACGATTGCGGAAGCTCCCGAAGCAAAAACAGCTTTGGGAGTTTTCGTTTTTGTCCTTTTTGGTTCCCATTGAAGGGAGAACCATTTTATTTTTCCGTGTTTCGAGTTTTTCCGAGTTTTTCCGAGTTCTTTTCGAGTTTATTCAACCGCCCGTTGAGCTTCTTAAGCTCCCCCTTCATTGCCTTAACCTGATGTCCTAAATATATTTCCTTTTGCCTTGTTATGTCACTGTTTATCTGTTCCCACACATGGGAAATTGTGATAGCGTATGGGCAACGCTCCCATGCACTATCACAATACTTGACCATATGGTTTTCCTTGTCTTCCTTGCAGATAAACCGCCTTGACGTGTCCTCACAATATAGAACCTTGTCTTTTTCGTGCCGATAGTAAGGGCACAAGGTGTAGTGACCATTATTAGGCAAGACTTTCCCTTTCCGCTTCACGCGTGATTTTGTAGTTGATCCAGTCGTCGAGTTCATCCTTGCTCATGAATTGCTTCCGGATTTGCTCTAGCATGATGTAAACATCGGCTATCTCTTCCTGAACCGCCTCAATCCTTCCCTCTCCTGGTCCCTTGTTGTAGCACTTTAAAAGAGCTGCTTCGAGTTCCGAGAGTTCTTCACACGTCTTCACCATCTGATTTCGGAAGCCGTGCTTCCTCAAGATTGAATTCAGCAGCTGTTTTTGATTCTTCGTGAACATTTATCTCCCTTTCGATTCTGTTCAT